TCTTCAGGCGTCAGTGGCCCTATCAGCTCCACATACGCGAATCGCAGGCATTGGGGCAAAGGCCACTGACGCCTGAAGAGTTCATGTTGCAGGGGAAGTAGCATGCCATATACACCAGCCCAGCATCGATTATTTGAAGCGGCAGCGCATAATGCGGCAATTGCAAAAAGAACAGGTATGCCCCAAGACACAGCCCGTAAAATGGCATCGGAGGGCGTCAAGAGCCCATCGAAAAGGTTATCCGAACTTTTGAAAAGCCCCAAGAAGAATTAAAATCATGAGGCCAAAATGGCATCTACATCTCTTGCTTCTAATGCGCCATTAACGGATGCCCGCGCTTTCCCGATCAACGTAGGGTTTAGCTTGGTCACTGGTTATCGCCGGGTAACCGCATTAGGTAATAACCCTGACGTGGATATTCTGAGCGTCCCGGAGGATGTCTGGTCAGGCGGCGGCGCGTACCCATGGATGACCGGCGCGACAGCATTGGAAATCGTCAGTGGCAGCGCAAACGACGCAGCGGCGGGGGCGGGGGCCCGGACGGTGTTAATCCAGGGACTGGATATCAATTACGCCGAGGTATCGCAAACGGTCTCGCTGAACGGAACAACCGCAGTAGCCATCCCGACGAATCTTTTTCGCATCAACTCCGCGCTAATCATGAGCGCAGGCACTGGCAAGGTGAACGCAGGCGATTTGACGATTCGGGATGCAGGGGCCGGAACAACGCGGGCCATTATTCCGCTGGGTTACGGCATTACCAAGCAATCGATATTCACGGTACCAGCAGGGTTTACCCTACAGATCGTCAGCCAGTTATTCGGCTTCAACAGCACGACCAAAGACAACAGGTTTGCCAAGTTCGCCACCTTTTCCCAATCGCCCAATGGCTTCTATCGCCTGCCGCTGGAAATCGCCACAAGCGATGTAACCCCATATCGCCATGATGGTGAGCCAGGGCTGATCGTGACTGAAAAGACGGATTTTTGCCACCGGGTCACAGCCGTCAGCGATGACAACTCAAACCTGACCGCCGCATGGCTGGGCATCATGCGGTCGAATACGGTAATTTAAGCCAGCAAAGTTAGCAATCACTAACAACAATGGATACAGTACCAAAAAGTAAGCGAAAACCTCCTGTGGCGACAAGGAGCCGCAAGGGTGTGCCCAACAAGGCCACCAAACAGCTCAAGGACATGATCCTGACGGCACTTGATAACGCGGGGGGCGCAAGCTATCTGGAACGCCGCGCAAACGATCCTAGGACCGCTAGCGCTTTTCTCGCCTTGATTGGCAAAGTGCTGCCCATGACCGTGATTGGTGATCCTGACAATCCATTGCAGGCCATCGTCAAGATCGAGCGAACCATTGTCCACCCTAAAAATTGAGACGCCCGCCGTTTTTGTGCCGCTGCTTGAGCCAGCGCGATACAAAGGCGTTCACGGTGGCAGGGGTTCAGGTAAATCCCATTTCTTCGCCGAAAAGCTGATTGAAGACTGCATGGCAGAGCCTGGCGACTGGGGAGCGGGCATGCGGGCGGTTTGCATCCGCGAGGTGCAAAAAGACTTGGCCCAATCATCCAAGGCGCTGATTGAGGCCAAACTTGCATCCTATGGCATCGGCGAGGCGGACGGCTTCAAGGTCTTTCGGGACGTGATCCAGACCCCTGGCGATGGCCTGATGATCTTCAAAGGCATGCAGGATTACACCGCTGACAGCATCAAATCACTAGAAGGCTTCAAGCGTGCATGGTGGGAAGAGGCCCAGACCGCGACGGCTATCTCGCTAAACATGCTACGCCCGACACTGCGGGCCGATGGCTCTGAGCTATGGTTCAGTTGGAATCCCCGGCGCAAGACCGATGCGGCTGATCAGATGCTGCGCGGCGCAGATTTGCCAACCGGGGCCAAGGTGCTGCAAGCGAACTGGCGCGATAACCCATGGTTTCCGAAGGTGCTGGAGCAAGAGCGCCTCGATTGCCTGAGGCTACAGCCTGAGCAATACAACCACATTTGGGAAGGCGGTTATGCAACCGTGCTGGAAGGCGCTTATTACGCCCTGAGCATCAATGAGGCGCGGCTGGGCGGGCGAATTGGCCGGGTTGCGGCTGATCCATTGATGACCTTGCGCGCCTTTGTGGACATTGGCGGAACGGGGGCTAGAGCGGACGCCTTCACCATCTGGATAGCTCAGTTCATCGGCAAGGAAATCCGGGTTCTGGACTATTACGAGTCGGTTGGGCAAGACTTGGCAACGCATTTGCGCTGGATGCGGTCACGCGGCTACACGCCCGACAAGGCGCATTTCTGGCTACCGCACGATGGCGCAACCCATGACAAGGTGGTGGCCGTCAGCTATGAGAGCGCCCTGCGCGAGGCGGGATATAAGGTGACCGTCATCAAGAATCAGGGCAAAGGCGCGGCCAAGGCGCGTGTTGAGGCCGGACGCAGGCTGTTCCCGGCCATGTGGTTCAACGAAGCGACTACCCAGCCGGGAATAGATGCCCTGGGCTGGTATCACGAGAAAAAGGACGAAGTGCGCAATGTTGGGCTTGGCCCTGAGCATGATTGGTCCAGCCACGGCGCGGACAGCTTCGGCCTGATGTGCGTTGCCTACGAGGAGCCGAAGGACAAAAAACCCATCAACATGGACGATTACATGCCCAGCGGCGGAAATTCTTACCCATCTAATTATTAAAACTATGCATTTTTTGCATAGTTAACTATACTGGCGGGCATGAAGCCATCGCCGGACGATTCAAAATCAATTCTTGATGAAGCAAATGAACGCTTCGAACTGATAGTCGCCACCGACAAGGACAACCGCGACAACTACAAGGCCGATCTGGCCTTTGTCTATGCGCCCGGTGAGCAATGGCCGGAAGATGTCAAGACCAAGCGCAAGGCTTGGAACGAACTGTGCTTGGAGTTCAACCAGCTCAAGCAGTTCGTTTCCCAGGTGGTCAATGACCAGCTGCAAAACCGTCCCGGCATTCGCGTGCATGCGGCGGGCGGCGATGCCTCAAAGGAGGTGGCTGACATCGAGCAGGGCATGATTCGCGCCATTGAATACGACTCCAAGGCCGACGATGTCTACAAAAACGCCTTCAAACTGGCCGTAGCCGGTGGCCGTGGCTGGTGGCGCATAGTGTCGGAATACGAGGACAAAGACGGATTCGACCAGAAGCTGTGCATCAAGCCGATTCAGGACAGCAACACGGTTTACGCCGACACCGACTACGAGCAGCCGGACGGCTCAGATCGGAAATACGTCTTTGTCATCGCGCGCTACACCAAAACCGAGTTTCTGAACAAGTGGCCGAACCACGAACCGTTGTCATGGGACAACATTCCACCTTATTGGCAGGACGGCAAAGACAGCGTCGTCGTGGCCGATTACTACCGCCGCGTCTGCAAAAAGCGCACGGTGGTGCTCATGAGCGACGGCAACAGGGGCTGGAAAGATGAGATGCCGACGCCGCCAGAGGGTGTTTCCATCATCAAGGAGCGCGAGGTAGACGACTGGTCGGTGGAGTGGTATACGATTGCCGGTGGCCAACAGGTGCTGGAGACCTACGAATGGCCCGGTTCTGTGATCCCGGTGGTTTGCGTGGCTGGCGAGGATATGATTCTTGACGGCAAGCGCATTTATCAGGGCTTGACCCGGCATGCCAGAGATGCGCAGTCCATGCTCAATTTCGGCATGACACAGCAGGCCACACAGCTGGCCCTCTCGCCGCGTGCGCCCTGGGTCATGGCAGAAGGCCAGAATGAGGGCTATGAGTCCATGTGGCGCGATGCCAATAATAAGAACTGGTCGGCGCTGATTTACAAGCCGGTCACGATTGATGGCAATATCGCGCCTCCTCCGCAGCGCACGCAGCCCGCCATGATTTCGGACGGCTGGGATCGCTGGTGCCAGACCATGATTGGCATGATCAAGTCAACCATTGGCATGTACGAGCAGTCTTTGGGACAAAAGGGCAATGAGGTCTCGGGCCGCGCCATCACCGCCCGCGAAAAGCAGGGTGATACAGCGACGTTCAATTACGTGAACAACTGGCACATGGCTATCGACCTGACGGGCCGTATCTGCATTGAAGTGCTGCCCACGTTTTACGACACGGAACGCATCGTCAACACCATCGGCCCGGACGAAACCAAGAAGCTGGTCACGATCAACCAGGCCGCGCCGAATCCCGACAACCCACTCGAAGCCATCCGCAAAAACGACATCACGCGCGGCAAATATGCCGTGACCGTCGAGGCTGGACCGAGCTTTGCCACCAAGCGCCAGGAAACCAGCGAAGCCTTACAGACGCTGGTGCAGGCCTTCCCGGACGTCATGCAGGTAGCTGGCGATCTGGTGGTCAAGTCGCTCGATATCGCCGACGCCGAGATCATCTCCGAGCGCCTCAAAGTCATGTTGCCGCCCCAAATCCAGCAGGCAGAACAAGCCAAGGCCGAGGGCCGCGAGCCGCCAGACCCGCAAGTCATGGCCGCGATGCAGGAAAAAGACGGCCAGCTACAGCAAGCTGCTCAGACCATGGAAAAGATGAACGAAGAGATTCAATCCCTGCGTTCCGGGGCTCAACAGAAGATGCAGGCCGCAGAGATAGACGCCAGTGTGAACGAGAAGAAATTCATGATGGAGGCGCAGCTCAAGGACCGCCAAGCCGAAATTGATGCTTCATTGGAGCTGAAAAAGGCCGAAATGACCCAGGCGACCGAGCTGCAAAAAGCCGCGATGACGCAACAGACCGACATCAAGAAAGCCATGATTGACCGCATGACCAAGCTCGAAATTGCCGCCATGCAAGAAGACGGCGAGATGGCGCAAACCCTGATCCATGCCGATTCGCAGCAGGCGCAAGCTGAAGAATCATTAGAGAACAAAGAAAAAGCATAGCAAAACTATGTCTTTTTTGCATAGATTGACTAGAATCAACGAAACCTAAGGTTTTCATATGAACACCATCACTATTCGTGCGGGACAGACCAGCCAGCCATTTCAGATTGGCGTGGGCTCTCTTGTCACGATCACGCCGAGCGCTACCGTCTCCAGTTCCGGCTACATCGAATACACCCTCGATACGGCGGTGAACGTGCAGAACAGTTCGGCGACCTGGACGACTTGGCCCAAGGGCGCGGTATCCGCCAAGACCTCCGATACCGCCGCCTTCCCGGTATTTGTGCGCCTTGTATGCCTGACCGGCCAGCTTCAGGGTGATTTTGGCGACGCCACGGGCTCAACGGCAACGCGCATCGTTCCATGGCAATCCGGTCAATCCAGTTCGCCATTCAACAGCTCTGGCGTATATCTGGGCGATACCCCGGCAGGCGTCGTGTATGGCATGGGCGCGCAGCCGATGCTCTGGGCCAACCGACCAGACGCCACGCTGTACCCCGGCGCGGCCTTCCGCTTCACCGATGTGGGCGGCAATACCGGAACGGGCGGCGGTAACTTCTTCTTTTCCAATGGCGTGCGTTACAAGACCGTGAACGGTACCGTGACGCTGGACACCATCGACACCGCGAATGCCGGGGTAGCCAATACCACCGAGCAGCAGCTCAACCCGAACGCCATCCTCATGCCTGCGGGGCTGCTGGGTGCCACCGACCGCCTGCGCGTCTACCTGTCAGCTTCCAAGAGCGGCGCGGCAGACACGGCAACGATTCGCCTGCGCATTGGGCCGCTGAAGACGGTAGCCGATCCGCTGATTGCCACCATCAGCATGGCAACGACGAATATCTCCTTCGGCACACTGCTGGAATTCAAGCGCATCAGCGCGACCTCTCTGCAAAAGCAGGGCAATGGCGACCCCGCAGGCAACTACAACGGCATGTCGACCACGGCCTATGCGGCGGCAGTCGGCAGTCTGAGTAATTTCGACTCGGTCGGCCAATACCTCTCAATCACCCAGCAAATGACGGGCGGTACCGAATTCATCACTATCCAGGATTACACGCTTGAGCTGTTCTCCACCGACAGCGCTTAAGGATCAACCATGACGACACCTTGTGGCTATCAGCAAATCACAGTGCTTACATCGGCGGTAGGGCTGACTGTGCCCGCTGCGGGCTCCATTCCCGGCATGCTGCAAGCGCCTACGCGCTGTTTGATCGTTCCCGAAGCCCAGGCGGTGCGCTGGCGCGATGATGGCACCGATCCGAGCGCAACCGTGGGCCAGCCCTTGGCGGTCGGCGCAGAGCTGCGCTATGACGGCGACCTGAAAAAGATCAAATTTTTCGAGCAGGCCGCAAGTGCCAAGCTCAATATCACTTACTACTACCCCTAATGGTCGATACATCCGCATTCACGCCAAGCGCCTTTCTTCCGGGAGAGTGGACGCGGGCGACTTTGCCTGCTGCTGCCAACCACGAGAACATGGGCGCATGGGTGACGGATTGCCCCGGCTTCAGCGTCATGATCAGCGACGGCACGATCTGGCGCACCATCGGCAAGCGCACCGAAACCTACAGCGGCACCACGGACGCCAGCGGCAATTATGCGGTGACGTTCGCCACACCCTATAGTGCCACGCCGCACATCAGCCCAGTGACCTTCCCCGCCGCCGATGCAACTACGCGCGTGCGTGTGACGGCGGCAGCACCAACCGGCTTCACGGTTAAAACCGAAAAGAACAACGCAGTGACCGTGCTTGCCATCGATGTATTGGCAATTGGTACTGCAAATGTCCCCAGTATCCCGGTTCGGGTGCTGGTGGTGGAAAGCTAAAACCATGAAATATCGCGCCTTCTTGGCTGGGCACGCATCAGTCTTTAACTACCGGAGCTACTCATGAGCACTACTTTTCTTTCTATCCCCGCTGGCACTACGTCCAGCCCCGTGTTTGTCACCCCCCTGACGAACGTTATCGTTGGCCCTTCCGTGCTTGGTGGCTCCGCTACCGTGACGTTCTCGCCCAGCCTGAGCATTCCCGCTTCGGCATGGCAGACCATCCAGACCGGCACCGGAGGCGGTTCGTTCCGTCCCACCACGACCGGCTATGTGTCGATTCAGGCGACGACTTCGCAGGCTAACGCCTTCTTTGCCGACCTTGGCCCCGGTTATCAATCCGGTGGTGGCGTGATCGTGAACATCAACGCCCCACTGGCAAGCGCCTCGACTACTTCCGAAGTGGTTCTGGCCTCGTGGAAAGTGCCTGCTGGTTACCTGAGCCCCAATTTCCGCATGGAAGTGGCTGGGAATGTCTCGCTGAGCAACAACGCCAACGTCAAGACCCTGAAGCTCTACGCCAACGGCGCGGCAGGTACGGCCATGGCTACTTCGCCCTCGATTGCCTCGGCGCTGAACTTCAGTTTTGACACCACGATCAGCGGACGGGATGGCGGCGCAACCTTGATTGGTACGGGTTTGCTGGCTTCGCAGACCTCGGCCCAGGGTGGCTCCGGCATCTCTACCACGGCCAATCCGACCCTGGCGCGGGATTTCCTCGGGCAAGAAACGGAATTCACATTGACCGCGACCAAGGCCACCGGCACCGACACCTTCCAGATTGAAAACCTACTGGTGACGCTGTCCTCGTAATTGTTTCATCGCCTACCGGTGAGCGAATCACCGGGTTTTGACTCTTGGGAATACCATGAACGAAGACCTCCAGCTCTCAGTTGCTGATACGAATACTGAGCAACAGCTCGCAACCGACGAACAAAAGCCGGTTACTGGTGAATCGAGCACGCCAGAAGTGACGGAGACGGATGAGGAGAAAAACCTCCGCATTCAGCAGGAAGCAACGGAAAAGGCACGCCAGAAGGAAGAAAAGCGCCAGCAGAGCGTTCAGCGCCGGTTCGATGAACTGACCGCTGACAAATATGCCGAGCGCAAACGGGCCGATCAGCTCGCCGAACAGAACGCCAAAATCTTGGCGCTACTGGAAGGCAAGCAGGGCGGCACGGCAAAACCAACGGGTGAGCCAACACGCGAACAGTTCACGGATTACGAGGACTTTGTGACGGCACGGGCAGAATACCGCGCCGAGCTGAAGGCCCAAGCGATGCTGGACAACTTCGCGCGGACGCAGCAGCAAGAGAGCGCCAAGGCCAGCGAGGACCAATCCAAGCAGGCGGCGGAACGCTCTTTTGTCGAGCGTCGGGCGGCGGCAGAAAAGGACATTCCTGATTACCGCCAAGTGGTCGAGGATTGGGAGCCCCAACTCCCGGATTCCGTGGTGGATTTGATTGTGCGGATGCCAGATGGTCCGCTGATCAGCTATCACATGGCCAAAAACCCGGCACTCGAGCGTCAGTTCCGCGAACAACCTGCCTATATGCATGGCATCTTGCTGGGTCAAATCTCGGCAGGCCTCAAAAGTCCCCAACAAAAAACAGTATCAGCAGCGCCCGCGCCTGGTAAGCCGGTCGGCACCAAGGTAGCCTCCTCCTCTGGAGATGGTTATTCCGGTGACCCGGAAGGCTACTACGCCTGGGCGCAAAAGCACATGAAATAAGGACTTTTCAATCATGGCAAATGGCTTTCAAAACCCGGTCATGTACACGGATGAAACACTCCGCGTGCTGGCAAACAACATCATCCTGGGCAAAAAGGTGTCCCGCAAATGGCAAAAGGAGTTCGGCAAAGAGGCGATGAAGATCGGTGACACGATCAACATCCGCCGCCCTGCCCGCTTCACCGTCACGACCGGCGCTGCCTATGCGGGCCAGGACTACACCGAAACGAGCGTGCCGCTGGTGGTCAATCAGCAAAAGCACATCGACACGTCTTTCACCAGCGCCGATCTGACGCTCAAAGTGCAGGACTTTTCCGACCGGGTCATCAAGCCCGGCGCCATCCAGTTGGCGCAGACCATCGACATCGACGGCTACATCAACGCCAAAAACACCGTGGGCAATCTGACCGGCACGGCGGGCACGGCACCGAACAACGTGTCTTTTCTGTTTGACATCGGCAAGAAGCTGGATGACTTTTCCGTGCCCCGTGATGGTTCGCGCTATTACGCCATGGACCAAGCCTCCAACGCCGCGCAGGTGGGCGCGCTGACCGGCTTCTTCAACCAGCAAAAGCAGGTGGGCGAACAATACACCGATGGCGTATTTGTCGATGGCACCAACACGGTGGGCCTGAAGATCGCCATGTCGCAAAACGTGGCACGCCAGACGGTTGGCCCGCTGGGCGGTTCTCCCGTGGTCAACGGTGCCAGCCAGGGCCTGACCTCCGGATGGGCCAATACCGGTACGCTGGTAACCAACGGCTGGACGGCTGCGGCTGCGCTGCGCCTGCGTGCCGGTGACGTGTTCACCGCTGTTGGCTGCAATTCGGTCAACCCCGTGACCAAGCAGACCACCGGGCAACTGATGCAGTTTGTGGTGCTGTCGGATACGTCTTCGGACGCCTCGGGCAACGCCACGATCAGCATCAGCCCCGCCATCATCACCGCTGGCCCATTCCAGAACGTCACCGCATCGCCTACCAACGGCGGCGCTCTGGTGGTTAACGGAACGGCCTCGACCAGCTACGTGCGCAATCTGTCATGGCATGAAGATGCGTTCGAGCTGGCTGTGGTGAAGATGGTTGATCTGGCTGAATTCGGCGGCTGGGGCTCTGTGCGTTCGCAAGACGGCTTTTCGATGCGCGTCTTCCGCCAGGCTGCGATCAGCACCGATACGGTTGGGAACCGCGTTGACGTTTTATACGGATGGGCGACACCGTACGCCGAACAGGCAACTCAGCAGGTTGGTGCATAAAGGCGTATACTCCATGGGCGGCATTTTGCCGCTTATGGAGGCTTTTATGAAGATTTGTTCTATTGATGGATGTGGCATTAAATCTCGGGCTCTTGGACTTTGCGCAACACACTATTCTAGAAAGATAAAAAACGGTGACCCATTAATAAAAAGTCTGAAGCCGCCGCCGAATTTGGCTGAAGTATTTATGAAGTACGTCAATAAAATTGATGATGGATGTTGGATATGGACCGGCGCAAAGACAAAAGGATATGGCAAATTCAGGATGAAGGAAAAAAACATAGTTGCATCCCGAGCGTCTTGGCTTTTAAATAGGGATGTTCCTGAGAATTTTTCGGATTTACTGGTGTGCCATCATTGTGATAATCCTTCATGCGTCAAGCCAGATCATTTGTTTTTGGGGACTACTCAAGAAAACGTCAATGACAAAATGGCAAAAGGACGGCATGACCCGGGGCGCGGGGTGGCTCAGAAAAATGCCAAGCTGGATGATGACAAGGTGAGATTTATAAGGCAGAGGTCAATGACTGGGCCTCAATTGGCTGAGAAATTTGATGTCTCTCTGGCGCTAATAAAGGCAGTGAGAACCGGGAAGAAGTGGAAACACGTTATTTAAAGGAAAGAATCATGCAGAAACTTGAGATTGATTACAGCGAGATTTCTCTCCCCGCTGGCAGCGTCCAGCAGGAGGAATGGGAGCCGCCGGTACACAAGTACTTCGGCAAAAAGCTGCCCAACGGCAAGACCGAGAAAGAGCCGGTCTACAGCTACAAAGAATATCCGCGCATGATGTATGGCCTGCGTGATGGCAAGATTGTGGCCCGCGTCGTGAACACCGATGAGGAGCGCGCCGCGCTGCCCGCCAATTGGGAGCCGACTTTTGCCGCCTTCGGCCATATCAGCGCTCCCTCGTTTGAGCAGAAGATTGCCATGGAGCGCACAGCCCAAGACATTGCCGCGCAAGGTGTACCAACCGGCGAGTCTGGCGAAACAGTGATGGCCGATGCGCCGCGCCGTGGCCGCCCACCCAAGGCTGAATAATGTCCACGGTAGAAACTCTCGTCCGTGATGCCATGCTGGCCGCCCGTGTCATCGGGCAGGACCAGACCGTGGCATCTGGTGACGGCCAATTAGTGCTGCGTCGGCTGAATCGCATGCTGGACTCTTGGTCCAACGAAAAGCAGATGATTTTCAGCAACGATTCCGAGAGTTTCAACATGGTAGCGGGCCAGCAGTCCTACAGCACGGCCTTGCTGCCTTCCGGTCGCCCAGTGGCGATCAATTCCATGCGGGTGAGCCTGAACAACCTCGATTACCCGGTTGATTTCATAGACCAGCTCAAGTGGAACGATATCACCTACAAGCTGACGCAATCGATCCCGCGCTGGTGCTACTACGACGGGGCTTATCCAAATGCCTCGATGTTCTTTTACCCGGTCCCCTATGCCGCCTTCACCTGCACGGTGTATGCGCAGCGGGTGCTGAGTGCGCCACTGACCCTGGCGACAAACCTGACCATGCCAGCAGGCTACGAAGCCGCGATTGTGGCGGGACTGGCCGTGGACATCAGCCCGAGCTTTGTCAAGCAGCCGACGCCCGCGATGATGCTGGACAAGACAGAAACCCGTGCCGTCCTCAAGCGTACCAACTTCCAACCGCTGGAGATGGAGACGCCATTTGACGGCAACACCGCAGATATCTCGAACGCCTTCCCATATCGCACTTTCTGAACAACAAGGAAAAACATGAACGCAATCGCTACTGTTGAACAAGAGGCCATCCAAATGGTCCAGGATGATTTCCCGATCCGTCCAATTGGAGACATCATTATTGTGGAGCAGCTCACAGAAGACGTTTCCGAAGGCGGGATTATCCTGACCGGCGACCACAAGAAGTTCCCGTGCGGCAAGGTGGTGGCGCACGGCCCTGGGCGCGTCTATACGACCTACCTGGATGCCTCCGGTCACCATCTCGCGGGCCAAGTCGTGCCAGTGAGTGTACAGGTCGGTGATTATGTGATCTTCGGCAAGTACAACTCGGGCGGCGAGCCCATTGAAATCGAGGGCCGTAAATTCCTGATGTGTCGTGAAGGCGATATTGGCGGCATCTCCAAAATCGGCCCATCCCTGCGCGTGCGTCTCGCCGTGGCGTAAACATGGCAAAAATCCCGGTTTTTGGCTTGGGGCTGGCGTCAAAGTCGCCGTATGTCACCGCCAAACTGATGACCAATATGTATGCGGAGAGCCGTCCGCAGGGCGAGAAATCGGCCATGGTCGGCTATCGCACGCCGGGGCTGAATGTTTTTACCGACATTGGCGGCATGAATCCACCACGCGGAAGCCGCACGGTCGAGCGCACCGGGGCCTGCTATGTGGTCATCGGGAATACCTTCTATCAGATCAGCACTCTCGGCGCGACTACCAGCCTGGGGACATTGAATACCTTCACGGGCCGCGTCTCCATGAGCGACAACGGCGTGCAGGTGATGATCGTCGATGGCCTCTATGGCTACATCTACAACGTCAACACCGGGATATTCGTTCAAATCACCGATGTGGACTTCCCGGCGAATCCGACCACGGTCACTTACCTGTCAACCCGGTTCATTATCAGCCTGCAAGCCTCCAGCCGGTTTTATGTATCGGCGATCAATGACGGTCTGTCATGGGATGCGCTGATGTTCGCCAATGCCGAAACCAACCCCGACCCGATTATTGCGGTCTGGGCCTCGAACGGCCAATTGATCCTGCAAGGCAGCGTTTCCACCGAATATTGGGGCGATTCCGGCGCACTCGATTTCCCCTTTACCCTGATCACCGGCACGGCCACCGAATGGGGGCTCGCTGCTACGTGGAGTGTGGCGAAATACGACAACTCCATTGCCTGCCTGACGAAAAACCGCATGGGCCAGGTCATGGTGGCGAAAATCGCCGGGTACTTGCCGCAAAAGATCAGTACGCCCGACCTCGACAACATCATCAACGGCTATGCCACGGTTAGCGATGCATCGGCATATACCTATATGCTGGGCGGCCATGCGATGTATGTGATTAATTTCCCATCGGCTGGCGCAACCTGGTTATATGACGGCCTGACCACCATGTGGAGCAAGCTCAAGAGCTTTGGCATCGCCCGGCACCGCGCCGAATTCGGCTTTTCATTCAACAACAAAACCATCGTGGCCGATTACGCCATGGGTGTGCTATATGAACTCACCGACACCGCAAAGACCGACAACGGCCAGCAGATCGAGGCCGAAATCATCAGTGAAAACATCGGCTCGCCTGATTTGGACCGGCTGACCATCGACAAATTCCGCGTGGATATTCAGGTGGGCCAAGGTTCTTTAGCTGTCCCCAATCCGCAAATCGGGCTGTCGGTCAGCCGCGATAACGGCAAGACCTACGGCGCGGAGATGCTGCGCGACATCGGCCCCATCGGCAATTACCGCAATACCGTGGACTGGAATATGCTGGGCACGGCACGGGATGTTGTGTTCAAACTGCGCGTATCAGACCCATTCGACTTCACCTTGGTCAACGCCATCATCAATCCGGATAATTAATGGCCCTGATTAATACCCCTCCGCAAACCGGCGTAGACGCCATTCTGGGCACGGGCTGGGCTGAATGGCTCAATTCCGCATATAACATCCTGACCGCCCTGACGCAAAGCGGCACCACGGCACAGCGTCCCGTAAAACTGTTGTGGGTCGGGAGGACATTTTTTGATGTAACGCTGAATCGGCCTATCTGGTATACCGGCACGAACTGGATCCGCGCAGACGGGGTGGTGGTCTGATGGAAATAGAACACCGTTTTGGCGGCGGGGTTTATATCAAGGAAACCCATTTTTTGGCCGGAGAATCTGGCGAAAAGCATATTCATGATTACGATCATTTGTCATATTTGGTATCGGGTCGGGTAGAATTGAAAGTGGACGGCGTGACAGTCCGGCTCGAAGGGCCAAAAACACTCACGATTGAAGCGGGAAAATCTCATCAGGTGACCGCCCTGACAAACGTAACATGGCTTTGTATCCATGCTACGGAATGCACCGACCCCGAAAAGGTTGACGGTGTTTTGTTAGGAGCATAACTATGCCGTGGATCAGTGCAGCAGTTGCCATAGGCGGGAGCCTGATCAGCGGGTCAATGGCCTCTGATGCGGCGGGCGAAGCCTCCGATGCAGCCACCAAGTCAACCGAAGCGGCAACCGCCGAACAGCGCCGCCAATATGACCTGAACCGCGCCGACCAGGCGCAGTACATGCAGACAGGCAACGCCGCAAACGCGCGGCTGGCCTATCTCATGGGGCTCTCGCCAAACAGCGGCGGCGGGCAGAATTACAACAAGACATACGACCAGTTTCGGCAAGAACTGGCTGGGCGTTATGGCGGTCAGCCGTCCTATGGTGGCGCGACCTCTGGTGGAATTCCTGACGCATCGGCGGGGTTCACTGGTGGCCGTGGATTGCTAGGCAAGGCTCAAGCCGCCTATGCGGCTGGCGCTCGCCCAGACCCCAATGCGCCGCAACTTCTTGGTGTCGATCAAGGACATTCCGATGAAGGTAATGTGGAGCGCTGGGGTCCAGCCACACAACAATATGGCGGGCCTCAAATGGATGAGGCCGGACTCGATGCCGCGATACGCGCAGCCATGGCGCAGCAGGACAAAGACCGTGCAGCAGCCGAAGCGGGAGCGGCCGGTGATTCGTCTTATGGCTCGCTGTCGCGCCGCTTCACCATGGCTGACCGTGATGCCGACCCGGTTTATCAATCAGGGCTTCAGTTCGGACTCGATCAAGGCACCGGGGCAGTCAATGCCCGCGCCATCCAGCAGGGCGGTTATGACTCAGGCGCTACCCTGAAGGCCCTGACGCGCTATGCCAATGACTACGGCACGACCAAGGCCGAAGGGGCCTACAACCGCTTCAACACCGACAATACCAACCTGTTCAACCGGCTCTCTGGCCTGTCTGGGACTGGGCAGACCGCTACCAATCAGGTGGCAACGGCGGGCACCAATACGGCCAACAATATCAGCAATCTGACCACCGATGCCGGTACTGCGCGTGCTGCGGGCATCGTCGGGGCTGGCAATGCATGGACGAATGCGGTCGGTAACGTCGCCAACACCGGCTCGAATTACTTCCGCAACCTGTTGACCAGCAACCCTTACGCCACGACCAGCACCGTGCCGATGCAACCAGGCGGGGGATACTGACATGGCCCTGAATGTAGGCTTTATCGCCAACCCAGCTACTCCAAAAATCGACATAGTCGATCCGCTTGAACAGCAATCCAAGCAAATTCAGTTGCGCCAATTGCTGACCGGGGAGCAGGACGACCGCACGCAGCGGGATGCCATGACGCAATCTGGCGGCGATGCGGCAAAATACCTGCAAGCCTTGGCGGCTGGCGGCAATTACAAGGCGTATCAGGCCGCGCAAAAGGCCGGTTTGGATGCCGAGAAAGCCCGCGCCGATGTCACGCATACCGGCGCACAAACCGGCAAGCTACTCAGCGAAACCGAGGAAATGCAGATCAAGCGCCACCGCGACAACCTGGCGGGCGTGAACGATCCGCAGACTGCCGCACAGTGGATCCAATCCGGTTATGCTGACCCGGTCATCGGCAAGCGCATGGCATCGCTCGCGCCGCTGGATCAGGCCATCTCGCGCATTCCACAAGACCCGGCAGGCTTCCAGCAATGGAAACAGCAGCAGGCGTTGGGCGCGACCAAGTACATTGAAATGAACAAGCCGAGCTACCAGACGCGCAATCTGGGCGGAACGACAGACACGATCGCATTGCCTGGGCTGGGCGGCACACCTGCGGTAGTCAGCTCACAGCGCAATACACCAAGCCCGGAAAGCCTGATAACGCAAGCCACGGCGATTCGTGGGCAGAACATGACGGATGCGCGGGCCAAGGAGGCTAATGAGGCTGGCAAATGGCAATATGACCCAAGCCGAGGCGTTAGCGTGAACCCCAGGACTGGCGAAGCCCGACCTGTGATGCAGGGTGGTCAGCCTCTCTCTGCAAAAGATGCGGCCAAAGAAAATGCCAAGGTTACTGATGCAAAAGACGTTCTATCGCTTTTGGATCAAGCTGGCCCCTTGATTGACAAGGCCACAAATAGTTATGCGGGCGTCGGCATTGATGAGGTCGGGCGCGCATTTGGCGGGGCTACCGAAGGCGCAAAGGCGGCGGCCCAACTTCGCGCCCTAGAAGGCGCATTGATTTCCAAAATGCCGAAAATGTCCGGCCCGCAGTCCGACAAGGATGTGTTGCTGTATAAGCAAATGGCGGGCCAGATTGGCGACCGCACCATTCCCGCCGAGCAAAAGAAGGCGGCAATGCAGACTATCCGTCAAATCAATGAACGACACGCTGGTCAAAATGGCGTGACCGGCGATTTCCAGGCCTCACCGGCCAAAACCAAAGCTGGCGCATCGGTTTCTAACTGGTAAACGGTAATGCCGCGCAATATCACCGTTACCTTTGCCGATGGCACCAGCCACGTTTACCAGAACGCGCCCGACGATATTACGCCGGACGCCGTGCAGAGCCGCGCGGAAAAGGAATTCGTCAAGACCGTCAAGGGCATTGATGGCGGGAAGAGGGCGGCACAAGCCCCGGCCCCGGATTATTCGCCGACCCAAGGCCAACCCGATGATGCATCTTTGGGCATGAAAATCTCCCAAGGTGCGCTCAATCTGCTGGCTGGTGGCGTGCGCGGCGCGGGCTCTATCGGGGCCACGCTGGCACGTCCTTTTGAGTCGGCAGAAGAAAACGCCGCCCGCCGCCAAGGTCTGGAAGAAAACCTGAAGGGCGTCGGCGCTGACCCGAATTCGTGGATGTACAAGGGCGGCAAGCTGGGCGCAGAGATCGCCGGAACGGCTCCCATTGGTGGCGTGCTGGCCAAGCCCGTGGGGGCCATTCTCGGCAGGGTTGCGCCATCGATTGCCGCGCCGGTCACAGCTGCGCTAGGCTCCAGTGGCATGACAACCGGGCTTGCGCCTGTCGGGCTGGGCGCTAAAGCGGTTGATCTGGGGCTGCGCACCGGGGCTGGAGCTGCTGTAGGCGGCGCTTCTGCTGGGCTGGTCAATCCGGAAGAGGCTGGGTTGGGCGCGCTGATTGGCGGCGCTGCACCTTCTGTTTTGAAGTTGGCGGGGCTGGCCGGATCAAAAATCGGCAATGTGATCAAGGGGCCAGCACAAACACCCGAAGCCCTGGCAGCGATCCAATCAGCCAATGCATTGGGCTATGTGATCCCGCCTAGTCAGGCCAAGCCCACATTGGCGAACCGGACTCTGGAGGGATTCGCTGGAAAGCTTACCACTGCCCAGAATGCCAGCGCCCGAAATGCCGAGGTTACCGCCGATATTGTTGGGCGGGATTTGGGATTGACGAAGGGAACGCAGATCACACCACAGATTCTTGGCGACATCCGCAACACCGCAGGACAAGCCTATGAAGCGATTGGGAATTCTGGTGTTATTACCCCTGGCAAGTCGTATGCTTCCGCACTTGACAACATTGCTGCACCTTATCAGAAGGCTGCGCAAGGCTTCCCGAATGCCAAAACAAGCCCCGTACTGGACCTGGTGGAGTCTTTGCGCTCGCCGTCTTTTGATGCGGGCTCTGCGGTAGCCAAAATCAAGGAGTTGCGCAGCGCGGCCGATGACGCCTTCCGCACCGGAAACACCGATGTAGCACGCGCCAGCAAGTCCGCCGCCAATGCGCTGGAAAACGCCATAGAAGACCATCTGTCCATCTCCGGGCAGCAGGGCTTGCTTAAGGAATTCCGCGATGCGCGGCAGTTGATCGCCAAAACCTATACGGTAGAAAAGGCGCTGAATCCCACGACCGGAGCAATCGACGCCAAAAAACTGGGCTCTATGCTGGAACGTGGCAAGCCTTTGACTGGTGAAATGCGCCAGGCCGCAGAGTTTGCCCTGCGCTTCCCGAAGGCCGTGCAGACCGTGGAGAAAATGGGAAGTTTGCCGCAAACCAGCCCATTAGATTGGGCGGCGGGTGGCCTTGGAAGTGCAGCAACCGGGAACCCTGCCGTGATGGCTGGCGTGTTGGCGCGGCCCGCTGCACGATCACTGGCGTTGTCCAAGCTCGTGCAGAACAAACTGGCCCAGCCTGCGGGCAATAGCCGTCTGGCTGACTTGCTACAGAACCCGGAGGTTCAACAGCTGCTGTTGCGCGGTGCGCCTATTTCCGGGGCGCAGTGATGGACTTGAAAATGCCATACAAAAACGCTAGCACGGCAAGAATGCCGAGCTTCCAAAGCATGAAATCGGTGAACTCCATTGCTGGACTCCTTCAAGAAATGAGGGATTCATTCTATACCTATAAGGAGCCGTCATGGCCGTAAATCCGAGTGCATTGGGTCCAAAACCGCAGTTCGTTGATTCGGCTGGTAATCCAGCTGTGGGCAACAAGTTGTTTTTCTACGTCGCGGGCAGCACCAGCACGAAGCAAAACACCTACACCGATTCCACCGGGGCATCGGCAGACGCGAATCCGATTGTTTTGAATGCCCTTGGGGAGCCGACGAATCAAATCTGGTGGACCCAAGGCCAATCGTACAAGATCGTTTATGCGCCATCGACCGACACAGACCCGCCTACGTCGCCAATCTGGACCATCGATAACCTCTGGGGCATCAATGACCCGGTTAACTCTCCGGCAAACTCCGAGTGGATCGCGTTTGCTGGTACGCCTACTTTCGTCAGCGCCACCTCATTCACGGTAGCAGGCAATCAAACCTCGACCTTTCAGCCTGGGCGGCGCATTCAGACCTCTAATACCGCAGGCACGGCCTATTCAACGATTGTCACGTCTGCCTTCACAACGCTGACGACGGTAACTGTCGTCAATGACTCGACCGTACTGGATTCGGGCTTGTCAGCCGTGTCCTACGGCATTCTTTCGGCCATCAACCCGTCGCTTCCGAACGCCGTGAAGGTCCGGAACATAATGGGCATTTCCGAAAACATCGCGCCCATTACCGCATCGGTCGGATCGAGCGCATTGACGTTGACGCTTAACCCATGCTCACTTAATTTCAGGTCAGCCACGCTGGGCAGCGGCACGACCAATCAGCGCTCTATCAATACAGCGATTTCCTTGGTGATTTCCTCCGGTTCGACGCTTGGCTCCTTGAGCGCCATAGCTTCGCGCATTGCGGTCATTGCCATAGACAATGCTGGAACCGTTGAACTGGCGGCGGTCAATCTGGCGGGCAGCGCCAATCTTGACGAAACCACGCTTATTACGACAACAGCAGAGGGCGGCGCAGGCGCGGCGGATAGTGCCAGCGTGATTTATTCCGCAACGGCTCGCGCCAGCGTTCCATTCCGCGTGGTCGGCTATGTTGAAAGCACGCAGGCCACGGCGGGAACCTGGGCGACGGCCCCCAGCACCATCCAGGGCCAAGGCGGGCAAGCTATCACCGGACTGTGGCAAAAAAGCACCAGCGGCACGACCCTGACGACCACCAGCGGCACAACTGCTGGGTTTACCGGAATTCCCAACTGGGCCAAGAAGATCACGATGAATATTCGTGGCGTCAGCTTGAGCGGCACCGACAACTACCTTATCCAAATTGGCGCGGGCAGCTTCACGGCGGCGGGTTATTCCGGGGCATCGGTCACGCTGGCCAATACACCCGCGATTGCGGCGGCGCAGTTCAGTACAGGATTTTTGCTCATCGGCGGCGGCTCAAACGTCGTTCTGGAAGGTGTTGTCACGCTGACATTGCTGTCATCTGCTACTAACACATGGTGCTGCGCCATCAATATTGGCCGAAGCGATGCAGCGATTGCATTGACAGGCGGCGGCTCTGTGGTGATTTCCGGAATCGTTGACCGCATTCAACTACTCTCAAGCGGGGCCAATACCTTTGACGCTGGCAGCATCAATATAACGTGGGAGTGATCATGGGCCACTACATCACCCCCGATGGAAACTACTACAACGGCGAGTATGTCGCCGAAGGTTCTATCGAGGTCACAGAACGCCCGTCACCGGATCACATCTGGGTTGATGGCGGCTGGGTAGTGAACTTCCCGGCGCAAAAGGCCGCAGAGCTGGCGGCGTTTCGCGTGAAGCGGGAGGCGTATTTGAACCGGGTGGCCGGGATTGGCTTTGCCGCCCGAGAATCCGGAGATGTGATCACGGCGGCGGCAACCGTGGCTGTGCGCCAGGCGTTGCTTGATCTGCCAGCGCATCCAGCCGTAACCGCTGCAACAGATATCGATAGCCTGAAAATGGCCGTCATCGCCAGGTATGCGGCCATTGTCAACAGCTTGCCAGCCGAAGCAAAAGCAGCGTTTAAAAAGGTAGATCAATGATATCGCTACTCATCCTCTGGCCGCTGTACATCATCGGCATCCAGGCCGAACGCGGCGGCTGGTGGCGGCTGATCACACCCGTTACCCTGGTGGCGGCGGCGCTCGATATCATCCTGAATTACACCGAATTAACGGTGTTGACATGGGACAGGCCAAGGCATGGGGAGTATACGTTTTCCGTTCGTCTGGAGCGCTTGCAACGCCGTGGTGATTGGCGTGGAACGATAGCAAGGTTCATTGAAAAATACATGCTCGGGCCGTTTGATCCGGATGGTTATCACGTCAAGGTGCGCTGATGGAATACATGCAGATCATCGTGCCGATAGCGATCTTTTTTCTGAGCATCATCACTGGGGTGATAGGCTGGTTTGCCAGACAGATTTATGACATGGCGAAAAGTACGGCCAGCACACTTGCAGACCATCAATTGGAGGTGGCCAGGCATTATGTTCCTAATGATCGGCTGGAAAAGATGCTGGAGCGCTTTGACGGACGATTGAATGATATTCATGTTTTGGCCGCACAACAATGGACGCATCAGAAATGATCTGGCTTGCTATGTGGTCATGGTGGATCAAGGGCATGCCGCGCGAACTTCCAAAGGATGAAGCATGACTGAATTCGACTCTGCTTTTGAGCGATTGATTGGTTCGGAGGGCGGCTATGTCAATGATTTGCGAGACCCCGGCATGGAGACAAAATTTGGCATAAGCAAGCGCAGCTATCCAGATTTAGACATCAAAAGTCTGACCATCGAGCAGGCGAAATCCATCTATAAGCGCGACTACTGGGACCGCGCACATTGCGACTCCCTGCATCCAATCATCGCCTTTCAGGTATTTGATGCGGCGGTGAACAGCGGCATTGGGCAATCCATACGCTTCTTGCAAAGGGCTATTGGTGTGGCTGATGACGGAGTTATTGGACCGCTCACATTGGCAGCGATACAGCGGCGGGAGACAGCCGAACTGATCGCCCGATTCAACGCTGAGCGGCTGGAATTCATGACCAAGCTAAGCACTTGGGAAATTTTTAGCAAGGGATGGGCGCGGCGCATTGCATCTAACTTGAAAGAGGCTGCATAATGGATTTCACCACAATAGTGCGCACAGTAGCCCCATGGATAGGTACGGCCCTGGGTGGCCCGCTTGGCGGCATGGCTGTAGAGGCGGCTGCAAATGCTTTGGGCCTTGGCGAGAAAACAACCGACGCCATCAAAACGGCCATCAGCGGCGCAACCCCGGAACAGATGCTTGCGTTGAAGCAGGCCGATCAGGCGTTTTCGCTGCAAATGCAGGCATTGGGGTTCAAGCAAATTTCCGACATGGAGGCCATCGCAGCCGGGGATAGGCGAGATGCCCGGGATATGATGAAAATCACGCGCAGTTGGGTACCTGCGGCGCTGTCCGGGTTTGTCACTGTCGGCTATTTCACCATCTTGATTGGCCTGATGACGGGTCACATGCAGATCAGCGATAGCCAGGCTATGCTGCTGATGTTGGGGAGCCTGACCACGGCTTGGGGAGTAGTCATGGCGTTTTGGTTCGGCACGACAGCTGATAGCGGAAGAAAAACCGAACTACTGGCGCAAGCACCGTCAGTTAAATAGAGCCGCCCTCCTGCTCTGGCCCTATGCCGTGGGAGGGGGCGTCCGAAAGGTCTGGGCGCGCAAGATAGATACCCATCTTCCCAAGCTCGGCAACCACCAGCTTGTCATCGTCACGATTGCCCAGCTTCGCCGCTGCGTTCATCGCCTGATACAGCGCTAGACGCGCATCGTCCCGGTTAATCAGTTGCATTCGCAGCTTCCCGGCCTCAGCCACTTGTGGCAGGGGTGGAGGTTGCGGCCCTACTTCTTCCGTCTGAACGTCACGGACACCGTATATCCCAACGCCTCCGCTATCGCGTTGATAGTGCGTTCCGTCAGTATCTGGTTGCCCCGCTCGATGTTGCAGATGCT